TCATCGTGCGTCCTGCTCATTAGCTTTTGGTGATTTTTGCCGAGAGGTTTCTGAATCATCCACAGTAACGGAGCTGCCAGGGTGGAGCATTTGTACCCCCTGAATGACGATTTGATCACCGTTTTTTAGAGGAGCTTTCACAAATACCTTGTCTCCTTTGTGCTGAATGATTGATACTGGAACATATTCTGCTTTCCCTTCTTTTACACGCCAAACAAATGACCCTTTTCTATCCCATTGAACTGCAAGAGGATCAACAGCGGGAAAAGAGCCGTCGCAAAATTGGGACATAACGGAAAAAGACATGCCAGATATGAGCATATCCTTCTCATTCTGGATTTCGACTTGGGCGTGCAATGTGCGGCTTCCTACGTCGACTACATTATCGAAGGCGTAAATATGACCAACGAAGGTCTTGTCTGGCTGCGCTATTAAAGTTGCGGTTACTTTATCCCCTATATGAATGCGCGACGCGTATCGCTCAGGCGCCCATATATCAACTAAAATGCGTTCTCTATTTTCAATACGGCCTATCACCGTATCGGAAGAAACAGCGTTCCCTACATCAATAGGCAAAATACCAACGACCCCGCTAATTGGCGTACGAATCATTCTCCGGTTAAGCGCTAAATCAGCATCGCGTAAAGCCAAATTTGCGTTATCTAACTCCAAACGCGCAGAAATTTCCTGGACCTCTGTCGCTGTATTGGTAGCACGTAACTTAAGGACACGCGAAAGCGTTAATGCACTATTATCGCGTTGCACCTTTGCTCTTGCAGCCGCTATTTCTTCCTTTTCAGAGTCAAGCTTTGCAATTAAATCACCCTCTCGCACTTTTGCTCCGGCCGACACAAAAAGTTTGTCAATAATGCCCTTTGACCAAGGCGTTAATTCCACTGCAGCAATAGCCCGTCCACTACCAATAGCAGTGAACTGTTCACAAAAATTTTGAACCGTAACACCGCCAACAACAACATTTGTTGGTGGTCTTCCCGCTGGAATTTTTGATGTTTTCTGTAGTTTACTGATTGTCTTATCCACCGTAGGGACAGATCGTTTCGATTTGAATCCAAAGTAAGCAGCCAGCAAAACAATAACTAAAAGCGCTAATGGAATAATCTTTCTCAGTGACCCCATAATAATCTACCCCTGCTTCGTAATTATATGCAAATTTTCTTGAAATAGTCTTAAACAGCAAAATACCCAAGTTTTACATAAAACCGGATCGGCAGATAGCATATTAGACCCCAACCGCGAAAATATTTTTCACCTACTCTGGATTACCTCTCGTGGATTAAATCGTCAAGTTACCGATCGTTCATGTTGAATTTTTCAGCCAATTTCAGCGAGAAGGCAGGATATAGCAGTCCAAAAAACTTGAAATATACGGTAATCTTCTGACGAAAGCATACTATATACTGCCGGATAAAATTTTTACTTTCACTAAGTTTCGCTTGCAATTCATCAATGAAACGGTTAGGAACCCCGTATCTTCATAGCATAGAGGACTTAAAGCTTACGCACCCGTAGCTCAGCTGGATAGAGCACCAGACTACGAATCTGGGGGCCGGGAGTTCGAATCTCTTCGGGTGCGCCATACTCTTTTATATTAATGATAACGTACTGAATTTTAATAATATTTTTTTAGGTTAGGGATCCCTAAATCCAAGGTAAGGGAATAGGATCAAAGTTTCAGAAGCCACCTTTTGATATGAGTGAGGCAGTTATCAATTGCATCAATGAACTGTGATATCGCAAGCGTGAATGCTAAAAAACATAATATAATCCATTTCAACATCCACGTAAGCAGCTTGAATTTTTCGTAATGACCTAAAAAATCAAGTAAGAGCCTGAACTCTTTTTCATTGAGCTTTTGGATATCTTTTTCACGAGTGATTCTATCCTTCTCTTCCATGCATCACCTCATAAAAAAAGCCCCCAAAATGGAGGCCGGTGTTGATATAATTGATTATGAACTTATGCGCACTTCTTGATCTGTACGCTCTTCTCAAGCTGTAAGCTCTCTAAAATAGGGTAACAACGCGATATCAATTCACCATTGCCATAGGTCGTATCGGCAATAATGAGTTTCATTAAGTCCTCGGTTGTTGAATCGCCGTCGACGACTCCCCTCATTTTAACTACGACGTTGTTCATAGCTTTTTGGATATCAACAAACAAATCATCGTATAGGCGGGCAACTTTGCGACATTCATCTAAATATTCGCACAAAGTAAAGAGTTCATCTATTCTCTTTTTACTCATCATACGGCCTCCCTCAGCGTTGAATTTCCTGAAAGAATCTCCGATAAACGCGCTAGTCCCTTTGAAGTAACACGCGCATCTGAGACAATCTTCTCAGAACCATCAGGACGGCTGATGACTTTCGTAGGACAGTCCATGAGCCCTGACTGTATCTTCTCCTGGTAAGGAATATAAGGAGTGCTCCCCATGCGCCTGTAGATCCATTGATTCTGTGATAGATAGGAAAACAGACGTTTGGGGCTGGTCCCTAATATCTTAGCAGCATCTGTAATGCACATAGTACCATCTGCCCTTGTTAAGTGTTCATAGGCTGCAACCTTGGGCTCTTGCTCTTTAACCTTGCTTTCTAGGGCAATGACTTTTTCAACATTATTCAAGAGCAAAGTCTTTAGATGGTTCGGATCATTTAAAATCTCCTGGACATTTGTAGGAGCCATGGCCCGACGTTCACACTCAATGAAGTATTGTCGCGCTTACTTGCCCTTCTCGTTACGCTCGACCATGGATAGCTCTTTCGCCATATTTAGTGAGAGGTAGTATTCCATGCTTGGACGGCCTCCTGAGGGTTTTACTAAAATTTTAGTAAAACTTATAAAGTCCTTATTTTCTTGGAAATTATATTCGTTAATGCGGTTTTTAATCCAATCATTAAAGCGAGTTGGTACCTCTAAAAACGCGTGCAGATCACGCGCATTCACCGTTTGAACAGTCTCCTGCCCAAGCGTTTGCTTTGATATTGTAATGAGATTTTTCATTTTAAAATCCTAGATAGTTAAATGTTTTCTATTGAGATACTCAGAGGAGTATCGGGTGCTAGAAAACACGGCTACTAGGACCCGTCGTTATGCTTTCCCCGCAAAAGCAGGTATTATATGGCATAACCACACCCGACAGAGACCATTAACGCACAAAGTACGCGCAGAGTCAAAATTATCACGGAGAGAGATTATTTCGGTAATCTATCCGCCTAGTTTTTTGCAGTGTTTTCTAAGCACTTGCCCTAGGGAATCACATTAGAAAACGTTTGTCAACAATTATTTAGAAAAAAAGTTTTAGGCACTCAGTGAAGCATCTGCACTGACGAATCTCCTGATAAAGCCTCCGCTAAACGTGCCAGCCCCTTTGAAGTAACACGTGCCTGAACAGCGATCTTCTCACTTCCGTCACCACGGCTGATAGTCGTCGTAGGGCAATCCATGAGGCCTGACTGTATCTTCTCCTGGTAAGGAATATAAGGAGTGCTCCCCATGCGCTTATATATCCATTTATTCTGCGACAGATAGGTGAATAGATCTCTCGGTCTTACCTCTAAGGCTTTAGCTGCATTAGTGATACACATGGTACCATCTGCCCTGGTTAAGTGCTCATAGGCTGCAACCTTGGGCTCTTGCTCTTTAACCTTGCTTTCTAGGGCGATGACTTTTTCGACATTATTCAAGAGCAAAGTCTTTAGATGGTTTGGGTCGTTTAAAATCTCCTGGACATTTGTAGGAGCCATAGCCTGACGTTCACACTCAATGAAATATTGTCGTGCTTGCCTGCCCTTCTCGTTACGCTCGACCATGGATAGCTCTTTCGCCATATTTAGCGAGAGGTGATATTCCTTTAATACTACATTTTGACGTTCGCCAATTTTGGCGAGCGTTAAAGTATAATCGCTCCCTTCTGTAAATTCGTATTTGCTGATACGGTCTTTAATCCAATTAGAAAAGTCTTTCCCTATTTCCAAGAACGCATGCAGATCACGCGCATTCACCGTTTGAACAGTCTCCTGCCCGAGCATTTGCTTTGATATTGTAATGAGATCAGCCATAATAGGCCTCCTTGTTGTTTAAATGTTTTTCATGAAGACAACCTAGAAGGTTGCCGGGCGCTGAAAAACACGGCAACAAGCCCGTCGTCACGCTTTCCCCATAAGGGTATTGTATGGCGTAACCACACCCGGCAAGACTATTAATGCACGAAAGCGCGCAAAGAGTCAAAATCATCGCGGAAGAAAGTTGATCGGAACTCACCCGCTTGTTGCTATAGTGTTTTTCAAGCACCTTCCCCTTAAGGAATCACATTAGAAAATATTTGTCAATAAGTATTTTTTGACAATAAAATTGGTAGATATATTTGTAAAATAGTTTAAAATTATCAGTCAGTTAGTTTTATTATTAAACGTTACTAGCGCAATATTCTAGCTTAAGAAATTTCACATAAATAGATTGGAGATCTTGATGAAGAAAAGTCATAAGATTATTTCCCGTTTCATTTTACTAACATCTATTTTTGCAGCTTTTTTCTTTAAAGCACAGATGACTGATACAACAGTACAAACTCTTGTGATGTTCTTCTTTACCACACTCATCTTCTACATGATCTCGATCGCCATTTTATATAAATCATCCTACCTCAAAAGCGTGCATAAGTACGTAGATAAAAAGTTGCAGAAACGCGGCACATATATTCTAAAATCTTATTTGCTTACCAGTGGCCGTTTGTCCATTTTTTCTATTACATCGATTACTCTTTTTACGGCATTCGCAACCAAAGATACTAGTGGCGTATTAAACACGAAGATTCCCTCGTTAACTGTACCTTTAACAAATACAGCACTGGACTTGAATCTATTGTTAAGCTCCGGCCTATTTGGAAGTGCCGCGCTCAACATTTTTTACATGCGGCTTTTGATGAACGCCATTATTAACGGTATGGTTGAAGAGGCCAAAGGAAAGGCCGCCTAAATCATTCACCCCAAATTTGGGGAGAGCTACCGTGCTCGATCAAAATTGTACGGATTTCCCGGAAAACCTCTGTCTCTCCAAAATTGGATGGACAGCCATAAACATCTAATTCGTGCCTCACAATATCTCATCATCGACTTGAACCGTAAGCCCTAGCGCACGGATAACCAACAGGGCCTTGCCAAGGTGACAAGATGCTTTCCCTCGTTCCAATTCACGAATAAAACGCTCCCCAGCACCACCTACACCCGACAGTTGCCGTTGTGTAAGGCCTTGCATTTTTCGTGTTTGCCGAATAAGGCTTCCTAATCTTTGAACTGTCTCGTCCATTAACTTTCAACTCGTGCTCATTAAGCTTAATTTATCTTTATACACTTCAATCCTTCATGAGGCTTTAGAAATAACATCTTCGTAAAATAATATTTCTGAGTATAACTCAAGATTTGATGGGCTGAGAAGAGGCATTTACTCGTTATTTTAAAATGAACCCGTTCGGTACTATTTTATCAAAAATGGGGGTGTTTTTAGTGAATTCGTCCCGTTCGGGTTCATTTCATAAAAGCCGGTTTAAATAGATGCCCCCAAATGGGGGCCGGTGTTAAATAATTAACATAAACTTATTTTCTTCTACTCATTGGATTGCCCTCCTGGCTGAAGAAGTTCTCGAAAAAAACTCCGCTAAACGCGCTTTACCTTTTGCTGTAAGGCGCGGCTCTATAGCAATCTTCTTAAAACCGTCCGCGTTTCTGACAGATATCACGCGACAATCCATATAGCCTAATTGTATTTTATCTTGGTAAGGGGCGTAACGGCCATTCACTTTTCTCCTATATATCCATTTGCCTTTTTCAAGATAGGAGAACAGATATCTAGGAGTTATCCCTAATGCTTTGGCTGCATCTGTAATGCATGTGCTACCGCCTATCCTGGTTAAATGTTTATAGGCTGCAACCTTGGGCCTTAAATTTGCAATCACCATATCCTTCTTAGCACTTTCTTCTCGCAGATGCGTGACAACACCGAGAATCAACTTAGGATCAGAATAGTCAACCGCTAAGCTCTGTCGCTTTGATGCATTTTCTAACTCTTGCCAACGGTCAATAATTTTTCCTCTCAATGTTTCATTGTATCCTGAAACAACTTTTAGTGTGTCCAATTTACTTAGGTCGTAAACCTTAGTTGGCCGACCGCCATTGGGAGAAAAATAATCTCTCAGAGTTTTACGGCTTTCCCGTAAAACCCCTTTCTTAAACAATCTTTCTATGGTTTCAATGACTTGATTGTGCCTAGTGTTGCATACTTCCGCGATTTCACGGCTAGACATGGTGAGAGGCGTATTTACATTTTCAATTTTCGGTTCACATGGAATCATGTTACGATCATTCATATTGTTAATCCTTTCTAAGGGTTGTGATATTGAAGCGTTAGAGGGAGTTTTCGTGAACATAGCCTCTAACGCTTTTTTGAAAATTTTGATTATTTCAAGAACTACACCTCACTCAGTCAAAGTTTCTGCATAATGAGGACATATTCGTTCTTCATGGAACCAGGCATACGTTTGCTTGGAATGTTTCTTTCTAGAAGATGGACTTTTCTTAAACCTAGTCTTTCCAAAAACTCTTTTACAATCTTATCCAGGGGGATGCTGACCGAACTGATAGATCTATTTCCAAGAGTAAACATCATGAATCCACCATGACTAAGCGTCTTGACAATCCTTTGTAAGGATAAAAATAAATCATAAGCGAACATAATAAGCTTCCGCTCTCCCCTTTTGGCTTTCTGAATAAGCAAGGTGGTGATTCTTTTAAGACTAGGTGATTGTTTTTCTACCCAAAAGCGGCGTAAATCCCACTCCCCTAATTTACCTCCCAAACTCACGCTATCTATCGCCGATTGAGAGCAAATCAAATTGTCATCAAAGGACGCACCTATATCCCCTAAATTTATAAACTGTAGCGGTAAATAGGAATATTGCCCATAGGTGATGGTCGTTGCATTGTCCCCGTAAGGCGGAGACGTAATAACCAAATCCGCTTTAACAGTCTCAGGTAAATGACGCACATCCTGAATATATAATTCATTTTTCAGTGATAATTCATCTTGTTTTACGTACCCATTCTCGCTCAGCTCGTTCCAAAATTTTACTTTAAGTTTAATATTGAGAGTGCATTTTTTAATAAAATCACGAAAAATACCCTCGGCTGTGTAAAGCGATTTGTCTTTTCGGATATGAAGCTTGTAGGTAGAAAGGCGGGTATTACTATATTTGCGAATAATATCCACCATGGCAATCCATAAAAACCGCCTGCACCAGACTAACTCTTGTTGATTTATGAAATGGCGTATTTTTGATAAGGCCTTGAGGGCATCTTCATCAAACCATTTGTCCGCTCCCTTAAAGCAGCATAGATCAAATGACACATTTTCTTTCTGCAAATTTTGCTCAATATCTTGAATGATCTTCTCGATCTTACTTTGATCAAAAAAGTCCGCTTTAGATTTGCAACAAAGAATAGCCAGGGGATTTACATCTGTCCCGATAAAATTCTTTCCTCTCAAAAGGGCCTCTGCCAAAACCGTACCTGAACCGACAAAGGGATCATAGATTGTTTTGATTTTAGGATTTACCTGCAGCAGAAGATCAATCAATTCCGCCTGCATTTGCGGGACCATCATAGCGGGATAAGCCATGAGAGCATGACAATGCTCACGCCGTGACCGCCTCCCTCTGAAATCCCAATAATCCTCGTTTCGAGCAGAGATTGATTCAAACTTCTCTGCAACAGAATGGTCCGGTCTGTGCATGAAATAATCTTCCTTAAAGGTGCGGTTGCATGTTCGTTATTATTGCACAAAAATGCAATAATAATCAATAAGTTAAAAGATTTTTTCACTAGATTTCCACCCACAAATCCTGGCTCCCTGGGTGTTATGCTTTAAGATTTGGCGGGCTAAGGAGAGGCTCATATCAGCCACATCCTTTGATGTTGAATAAATCGGAAACCACCCTATGCAAGACGAAGACGGCACTCTATTTGTCGCGCACCCATTTAAGCAGATTAGAGCGCACGCTATTATCGTCCATTTGATCAATTTCATGATCAACCTCCAGTCTTATTTGCGCGGCCTTTAAATCAGCCTGGCTTTGTCTATCCCGCTCTTTCTCCCGTCCAAGCTTAAAGATCTTGAAGAAGGCCATAAAAAAAGCGGCTAATGCCGCACTTATCATCAGCAGATAGTTTTTCACCATTATGCTTCCTTCAAGCGCTTCATCGTGGCCCACAATCCGAAACCAACACCTGCAAGCGTCAAGGCTAAAAACGCATAGCGCATTATATCCAGATTACCGATGAAAGGCTCTAGCTGGTGAGCTGCCTCAGAACATGTAGATCCCAAAAGCCCTAAACCCGCAACGATGGCCGATTTCCCCTCACCTGTCTTATGGAGGCGTTGACGTTCAGGTTCTGCACACTCAACACATTGTGATGCGATAAAGGAGCCCTTAGACCACAAGCCTATTTCCGCAGCACGGCGATTGATTAAGCCTTGCGATCTTTTTCCGGAGCAATACACCCACCGATTGAGCTGTCCGGGCACACAGTCGTAATCACCTTGATTGAGCTTCTTAACCAGGGTAGATTCTTTGAAAGCAGCTACACCAATATTGAACGCAAAGGAAACGAGGGCGGCAAACTGGTTGTCGCTCAACTCCACCTTGACTGCTTCATGAACAGCCCGTTCAAAGCCTATGAGATCCTTTTTCAAAAGCGCATCAGCTTGCTTAGCCGTGATCGTCTCCCCCTCCTTAACATTCTCTGTATGGCCGTAACCAATGGTCCAAACTCCTCCAATATCTCGGTAGGATTCAAGCCGTAAACCTTCCCACCTCTTGAGAGCTTCAATGCCGTCTTTATTGATTTTTCGCATAAATGCCTCCTGCCTTCGAATAGAATTGTCTTGATTATACTTGATTACAGATGTAAAGTGTATAGCGTATCGTTACACGAGTCAGTGAATTAAGATGATTATTAGCTTTAGACACAAAGGATTGAGGGAGTTTTATGAAACTGGCTCAACGAAAGGTATCCAAATAAAGCACGCTCAAAAGCTTCGATATATTCTGGCAATCCTCGATGTAGCTGAAGATGTGAACGATGTAGCGTTCCCGAGCTTCCGTCTGCATTCCCTTCAAGGTGATTTAAAAAATTATTGGTCAATCCGTGTAAATGGGAACTGGCGCGTTACATTTAAGTTTATAGGCAAAGATATTGAGCTCGTTGATTATCAAGATTATCATTAGGAGATAAATTATGATGCACAATCCTCCTCACCCTGGTTATATCTTACGTGATGAAGTGATCGAGGAACTTGGTTTAACAGTGAGTGAAGCAGCACAGCGCTTAGCAATGTCGCGTGTAGCCTTATCACGGATCATCAATGGGCATGCAAGCATTTCAACTGACCTCGCTATCCGCCTTGAAATGGCCGGTATTAGCACCGCACGCTTGTGGCTTTCACTGCAAACAAGCTTCGACCTTTGGCAAGCAAAGCAGCGCAAACAGCCCCATATAACACGTTTAGTAGCTTAGCCATTAAAGCGGACTTTCATTTTTAGAATGCCCCCTCATATATCGCCTTCTTCCATGTGAATGACGCCCTCGCCTTCATCATAAGATGCATCTGGCGGAGCATTTGGGTCGATAGTATCATCCTTATCTGGCATCGTATTTGCTACATTTCCTGCAGCATCTTCCTGCGCTTTATCAAAAAGCTCGCAGTCTATTCTCGTTGTATATCCGCCCGTTCTATCGAGTTTGTGTTTGACACTTTTTATACACCACTCAGCAGGAATGTAAGGCCGAAATGGCGGTTCTTGTACAAGTTTTGCTTCTGCTTGGACAAAGGGATCACCGCCAATATCGCACGAAAAAGATGACTTCCCTCGTGATGACTTATTGCGGTAAGCGGCGATTGCTGCAACCGCTTCTGATTGATTATGATAGGTGTATTTCAATTCATGAAAAGGCGGGTTACCAACTTTGACTTCCTTTTTTTCACCACTGCGTATATCATGATAAGTCGCGGTAACGCCGCCCTTTTTTTCTTCCTCTTGCTTTTCAGGTTCTTTGACTGTCGTTTCTGGTTCAGGTGGGTCCGGCATATCCTTTTCATCCATGTGAATGAAATCCCCACCATCATCAATCTCTTCGGGTTCTCGTATATCCGCCGCGGCTTTTTGGTCGTCTCCGGCGTCTGTTTCTAAGCCATTTGCGGCACCAGCTTCATCACGCGCACTATATTTAAAATCCCAAGAGGTGCATAATTTTTCATGAATAACCACGACAGGAAGTGTTTCACCAGTTATAGCTTTGCCTCCACCACGTTTAGCGAGAACAAGTTTGCCATTAACGGGCTTTGCGACAGCATCATATTCCCCTGCAAGACGCGCTGCAAAAGCCATATCGCTTTCAGCCGTTTGGTCTATGTGACGGACAACAATTTTTGCAAGAGTAGGATCAACTTTTGGCGTATAGCCGTTGCGCTGTGCTATCTCCTGGACGATATTCCCTAATGTTTGCTGGTGATAAGATTGGCTTTTTGGCGTCCTATAAGACGTGTTCATAGATGCCGCGCGTCCTGTAACACTTAAATTTCGTGGTGGACTACTAACAGATATCTCATCAATCAAATAGGCTCCCATATTGCGTATTTTGCCACCCTCATATCCAAGTGTCACAGAAATGATTGTCCCTATTAAAGGGATATCGAGCGAGCCGTTATCACTGTCCCGTACACGGTCATCAAGCTCTATGGTGATACGATCACTTTTGTTCTCTGCCTCATCGGTGATTTCAATCGACAACACATAATTCATTAAGCTTCTTGTGATGTCTTCTCCATTTGCTGTAACCGTGCAAAAAGGTTTCATTGCCTGCTGCCCCAAATTCTAATCACGGGCATCGCTTTGGGATAAGGCAGGACAGGTAAGAGGATTGTGATGCCCGCTTCTAAGATTGGCCCATATTCTGCAAGTCCAAAATTAGCCGCATAGACGCGCTCAACAGCAAGCGCTTGCTGACCTTTGGTATAATATTTCCAGCAAATGGCATCAACCATATCGCCTTCTTTGGTCACATAAAGATCACTCATTAATCTTCACCATATTCTTTTAAATGCACGGTAAATTCTTGTTTCTTGGGAAGGCCATTTTGATGAAAAACGCTCTGCGTTTCGCTCACGGAAAGGATGACAAATTTGCCTAAAATCAGGCCCTGACCCGTCACCAGGATGTGAGGTCCCCCATGCGCCATGTGCCGCAAATATTCTAGCTGTCCATAACCGCCTTTGAAATCTGGATAAATCACACCTGTTAAAGAAAATTCCACATTTGCAGCAGCAGGCAATTGAAGTGCCGTTTTCCGTCCCAATCGCCCTTGCTCAACCCACGGGACCTCGTAAGACATATCAAGTGTTTGATAGGCTGCTGTTTCAATCGAAAAAATAAAACACCCTAAAGCCAGCATCATGGTATTTAGTCCGAAAGGCTGGAGGCTATAGCTAAGCGTTGTTGCTTAGCGTGGCGTTCAAATGCTCGGTTAACCGCCGCGTGGATTTCTTCCGTGGAACCATTTCCCCCCGAAATATTTAAATTTGTAATGGTTATAGAAGCGTCTATTTCTGCTGATCTATGGACCCTAATAGGTTCAGGAGCCTTAAAGGATCCAACTTTTACATTTGTAGCCTCCCCGTATTCTGTTTTGACTTCACCTGGATAGAAACCATTATCGCTTTTTCCAGACGGAGTGCTCGTAACAACTGCCCTATCAACCATTCTTTTTGCGCGGGCATTAGTTTCATCGGTGAAGGTTTTCAGGGTTTCCGTTGAAGTTTTATTGATCGTGACGTTAAAACCTAACTTTTCTTTTATCCAATTGGGCATCCAACTCGTTAATTTGTTAACGCTATCGCTGAACCAATTGCACAGAGCATTCCATTTGCTTTTCATGCCTTCCCATAACCCTGCAATGAGATTAGAGCCTACTTCGATTAAACTAACCCCCAGCAACCACTTAACCAATGCGTTGATTTTTTTGGCTATCCAATAGAGTGGTGAAAAATCTTTAAAGAGAGTTATTAATTCATCAAAAACATTACTGCATAAACCGACAAAAGAATCCCATAATTTTCCTATAAAGCCTGCGACCCTATCCCAGTTTTTGTAGAGCAGATACCCAGCCCCCACAAGCAATGCAATGCCCCCAATTATCCAACCGATAGGGGTGGTCATAATAGCGACACCTAGCGAAACGACTGCTTCCCCAACCACAATTAAAGACGCAATGAGCGGGCCCACAATGAAAGCGCTCAGCGCAACGAGACCAACCTTAAAGAGTGTTATTTCACCGATCAGTGGCTCCATCCACCGAAACCAGGCTTTAATGCTTTCCGTGATATCGCTGATACCCCTTCTCAAATCAGAAGCGGGATTAAGCAAATCCAGCATAAATTGCTTCAGGGTTTTTGCCCATTCAGAAGCGGTTGTTTGAATGAGATCGCGGTTTTCATCAATCAATTTTGAAAAGATATCAATCATGTCATTGAGCACGGGCATGAAACGTGAACCAATGAAATTAGCGACACCACCTATTTTTTTCTTAAAAGCCCCAAGCTTATCACTTAAATCTGCTGCATAGTGCGCGACATCTGCACCTATTAGCCACTTTCCTTTGCGCGCCTTCGCGAATAGTTCTTTGAAGGGCTCCATGCCTTGCGAGAGCATGGCAGCCATTTCTTTGCCATCGCCACCAAATAGTAGAGCTGCGATGTGTTGCCTTTGTGCTTGATTTTTCATTTTACTCATCTTGTCAATAATTTCTTCCAACAAGGCTGAGTTTGATTTGAGCTGCCCCGAGGCATTTTTGACAGAAATGCCAAGTGCCTTAAACCCCATAACACCTCTTCTTTGTCCAGCGAAAGCTTGTGCAGAACGCCTATTCAAAGTTGCCAAGGACTGCTGAAAGAGTTCACCAGAATATCCTGAACGATCGGCAGCATCACTCCATAATTGAAGCGCTGCGACACTCATACCTAGGTGCCGCGACGCGTGATGAAGGCTATCCCCCATATGTATGGTTTTCATGGTAATGGCACTTAAGCTTGCCACAAGGCCACCACCAGCCAGCCCTAAAGCTCCAGACAAAATCGAAGCACGTTTTGCCACCGTGCTGAGGGCACCTTGAACACCTTGCAGACTTTTGGTCATATTTTTTACCGCAGCAGAAAAACGGTGAACACCCAATTTATGCGATATCTTCTTTGAAAGGACATCAAATTCCTTTTGAAGACGCTTGATAGGTGCAGTGAGCCCGTCTTCTAAAGACAGTTTTACTTTTGCATCTGCAACTTTTTTGCTCATTTTGTTTTATGCCTTTCTGCTGCTAGATTACGCCAAAAAATTAACTCTTTTGGCTCCATTTCCATCATGTCTGAAAGCGGCCAATGAAAAACGATGGCGATATCGGCTATGAGTTTTGCGGCGGTTTCCCAGTCGAGGATGCCCGCCGTTTGATAAAAGATTCAAGAATTTCTCCAATGCCCGATAAGTCATCGATATCGAGTTCGCTGATAGCCTCATAAGGCCACCCAGAAAGGCGTGTGATCATAGCAATCGTTTGCTCTACGCCTTCCTTCTTATCGATCGCTTGCAAATCCTTTGCTTTTGGACGACGCAAAGTAATCTCGCTATGTTCTTTTCCTTCAAATTCAACAGGCATGAATAATTGATACGTAACGCTTGATTGTGATGCCATTTTTATATTCCTAAAAGTTTTCTATGCTTTGCTAATTGATCAACACCATTGAATTTTCTCACCATGTTGATGGCGTCTATCTCGACAATTTCGACGTCTTTCTGGACATATTTAAAGTAATTCAATGCGAATGTTGCCGTAGATGTATTTTTGCCTCCTGGTTGCCATTCTGCCATTTCGAAACCTTTGCAAAGTCCTCTCATGGTGATGACAACACCTTCCGCCGCTGCACCTTGCGCTTGCACGGAACCTCGTAATGAGATGTCTACATCAGGACGTCCTAATTGCGTCATAAGCTCTGGAGAGCAATCAGAAATGGTCATGGCGAGTGTCAAAACTTCGAGACCCATATCAATCTCAATGGGCACATCCATGCCGCCTCCTCGGTAACTTTCAACGGTAAAATTCAAATTCGGGGGGGTTACACTTTCGCATTTGGCCTGATATGGAATGCCATCGACATAAATATTAAAATATTTCAGAACTCTTGGTAAAACGGGTACGGCCATTAAAAGATCTCCTCTAAATAATCACTGACGATTTGTGAACGGAATGTGATATGTTCTGCCGGTGTTGTTGGTGTGAATTCCACGTTGAAATAGACTTTGCCACTTTCAAGAGCGCTAGCTGTGTTCAGCTCTGGATCGGGAGCGCAGTGCCCACCAAGAATGGCGCCTTGTGCTTTTAAATCGCGTAAGTAAGCATTGACGCTTTCACTCACATCGCTCATGTAGGTTTTTTTGATATTGCGATCGACTGCCCATAGATGCCCGCGTAAAATGGCATCATTGATCATATCCGCAGTTCTCACCACCGATAAAAAAGCAAATTTTGCGTCACTTGAAAGTGTGCGGTTGCCCCATAGGCGATAACCGTTTTCCCGGATAATAGTCGTGATATTTTGTTCGTTGAGAAGATTGGCGCGGCTAGAGCTGTCACCGATAGAAAAATCAATCGGGCGTGCTATACCAACAATCCCATTGATTACTTTATTTGAAGGGGAATGCCAAAAACCATTTGCAGCGTCAGTTTTGGCAATGACACCTGCAACTGCTGCACTCGCCGGTTCTTCTAAGATTTTGCCATTTCGATTAACCTTCACAAAGGGATCAATGAGAATGACACGTTTTGAATCAAAATCTTGTGCCGCAGCAAGAGCTGCTTCATCTGTCGTGTTTGGTGCATCAATCACCACAATAGCACGCAGACGTTCTGCAATACCGATGAGTTCTGCCGCAACAGGATTAGACGTTGTACTGGTTTCAGCCTTGGCGGTAGCACCAGTCCCGTCACCTTCAATGGTTACAATTGGAGCAGTTTGATCATCAAAGCTATTTTTCTTTATGACGATAGACGTCACTTTCCCATCCGTAAGGATCGCTTCTGCTTCTATATCACCGGCAATCTTAACTGTCGCCTGGGTGTAACCACTCCCTTGGTTTGTAACATCAATCTTGTTAATGCTAAGAGGACGCTTATGGGTAAAGCCTGGAGCGATCAGGATGCGTGGTGTTTGCCCCACAAGGGATTGTGCTCCAATCAAAGCGTGAACGCCTTCATAAGAACCATTTGCGTCTACACCACCCAAAATATTCGTCAATGTCGCGCTCTCATTGTCGCCTTCCTTTACCCGTATGACAACAACGACAGCTCCCACTTGCTTGAAAATCAGGTCAAGAGCATTGGGCAAAGTGCCGCGTCTCTTGCCTATTTTATCAAGTTTGGCTGCTTGTGAAAGAGAACCTGATATCAAAACCGGTGTGTTGAGAGGAAAGGCTAGCTCGTCTGCATCCGGTGCTGTGCCGACGATGCCGATAACCGCTGATTGAACTGCGCGAAGGGGACGCGTGGCATCATCAACCTCGACAACTTCAACGCCGTGTAAAAAATCTGCTGCCATGCTTTATGCTCCTTTAAAATGGTTGGATGATTTTAAGATTAATGGGGGGTGAAAAACTCATTATACTTCCCGCCGATTCATATAATGAGTTAATAGAATCCCGTTCCGCTATAGAACCTCTCGTCTATGCAGATGCCTCAAAGGATATATGAGATGATTTAGATTGTGCTTTAGATGATAGTTGGAATGGCGATGAAAATATCTAAAGTTGGCGCTATCGTCCGATATGATTATTTGCTTCTGAAAAGCAAATTTCTAGTGACTATGTTCTATTTGCGCGTCCACACTCCCAACCGTTAATGTTGGAATGGAAGAAACATCAATATCGCGTAATGCATGCCATGTGTCATAATTTGCCTGCAACTGTAACCATAAAGCTGGTCCATTGCCTAAAAGTTTGCCGATACGTGCAGCTGTGGCTGCTGTGACAGGGCGTGTCCCCTTAAGAACACCATGCAAATGCTGGCGTGATATTTGAAGAATTCGAGCAATTTCTGTTTTACTTATATCTAGATTTTCTAAAGCTTCAGCTAAAATCTCTCCTGGATGAGAAGGACAACGTTCGGGATTGCGTGTAGTCATAGGTAAAAACTCCTTCTGAAGAACTTAATGATATTGCTCTAAATCAACATGAATTGCATGACCATCAATAAATTCAAAAGTAATGCACCACGGTCCATTGACGTGGATAGTATAACGAGCTGGATTAAATCCCCTAAGCATATGAAAATCATAGCCCGGTATATTAACGTCGCTCACTTGAGAAGCGGCTTCAAGAGTGTCAAGACGGCGAATGATACGCTTATGGAGCCTATTATCAATCTTGCTCTTTCCTGTCTCCCAAAGAGATTGCAAGTCTTTATTTTTAAATGTTTTGATCATAGCAACTCAATGGCTTCATTTTAAGTAGAATGTAATGTAATGAGTGACAACTGTCAACAAAAATGTTACTATCGAAACAATATGATGTAATTGATACTGTAAAAATTAAAGACATTGCAGAAATGAACCTGAGACCCATGCGTCCTGAGCAAGATTCATCAAAAAGCATTTATTCGAAAATCTCATGCCTTTATGGCGTAAATAACTGTCGCATTCACAGGCCGCGTTTCTGCTCCATCTGTTCAACTACCTTACCAGGCTTTTCTCTTGTATTGATCATAGTAAAAGGCTTTGCAGCGTTAGCACGTTTAAGACGAGCATAGACATGATGGGAAACTTCGACAAATGGATTGTCCGGCGTTGAAGGTTCAAAACGGACGGTGCTTTTACTATCACCGACAACACACATGGGTTTAGTGATAACTGCTTTCATCTTTGCTCCTTTTGAGGTGGGAAACTAATGACATAAATGGCTGATTAATAAATTTTGATATCGGCAAAATGGACCAGCCAATTTTGTTCAAAAAACACGACTTTCAAACCACACTGAAAGCTTGATATTTTACTGCCCTGAAACTGCCAAAAAAGACGCAATTCTTCTTTGCCAATTAGAGGTGATGATCAAGATTGAGGGATGAAGTGTCTAACTATAAGAAAATAAAGGGTTTTAACGACAAATAACGAGGCGTTTAAATGAAAAAAGCAGGAACAAATTCCTGCCTCTGGATACAATTCTACCATTGAGTTACGTGCAATTTAATCAAACTTTTTTGGGAAGTCAAGTAAAAAATACAAGCAAAATTATAGCCGTAATTCTGAATGCGAACCAAGCCGCAAGAGTTCTAGTACGTTCCCATCCGTTTTCCTGTAAATCAGGACCAAATCTGGTTTAATATGACAATCACGGCAACCATGCCAATTTCCGGTTAAGGCATGGTCCCGATAGTGCACCTCCAAAGGCTCGTCATTCGCTAATGCCACCAGGACAGGACGTAACAATACCGCAAGTGTTTTGCCATATCTTCCTTTCGCTTCACGCCTTATATCCCTTTTAAAAACTGTCGATTCTTGAATTTTTCGCATGCTAATCTTCGCTTTGCGCTTTTTCTATATCAGCCATGATGCCGTCAATCGTCGTCGGTGTTAACTTGCCTGCCTTCGATTCTTCAATAGCTTGCAACGTTTCTGGACTAGGCTGGAATAGATCAAGAGGCAAAGCTTTATCTGTAGCGATACGTGTCATAAACATGCGCACAGCATCCGACACAGTTAAACCCGTAGACTTTATAATCGCGCTCGCAACCTTCTGAACCTCATCGGGCACTCGAGCTTGAATCTTCACCATTTCTAAGATCTCCTAATTGTTAAAACTGTACTACAATGTAGTACAAATTCACAATATCATCAAGACCTCAAATCTTCCCTATTCAAAAAACAAACGTTAATAAATAACGGGACCCTTGAATCAAAAAAGCAGGAACAAATTCCTGCCTCTGGACACACTCCGTCACTTTGGGAGTCGTGCGACTTATTCCACGCTTTTCGATAAAATCAAGTAAAAAAATACTTGAAATATAGGACATAGTCTTATAAATAAAGAAAAAAGAGAAAATTCTTTAAATGCGTATTTTTAAACTCAAATCGTTTGCCAAATTTGCCGACAAAGAACGACTCTGCGACGATAAACTTCGGGCTGTTGTGGAAGAAGTAGAAGCCGGAATCATACACGCCGATTTAGGCGGTAATGTCATAAAGCAGAGAATAGCCAGAGACGGTCAAGGAAAGCGCGGCAGTTATCGGGTTGTCCTCCTCTATAAAGTCGGCAAATTAGCATTTTTCGTTCATGGCTTTGCTAAGTCGAAAGAGGATAATATCAGTAAAGCACAAGAAGACAAATTTAAGGAGTTGGCAAAAATCTTTTTAGATTTGACAAAAACCGAACTTGATAAACTTCTCGTTACTAAAAAGTTTACGGAGATTCAAAATGAAAAAAAAGAGTAACCAGGCTAACAGCGTTGACGATACCATTCAAGAACTCGCGTCTGCGCTATTCGAAATTGGTGTGATAGACAAAAAGACTATGCGCAAATTTGATAAGAATACGCTAACGCCCATTCATGAATTTACACCGGAACAGCTCCGCAAATTGCGTGAGCGCGAAAAAGTAAGCCAAGCCGTTCTCGCTGATTATTTGAACGTATCAGCTAGCTTCATTAGTAAATGCGAACGCGGTGAACGGAAACCAGATGGTGGAACCTTGAAATTATTGGTGCTAGCTGAACAAAGAGGACTTGATGCTATCGCGTGACGACGGCCGCCACACGCAGGTCTCTTCCCCATAATATTAGCTTTTTTTGGGGTAAAAATGGGCGTGAAGAATATCGCATAAAAGACGTAAACTAGCCATATAGTGGGACATGGCGATGTCGCGCAATATTACGTGTTTTATGATAATTGCAAAATGAGCATTTGGATTATCCCTCTGCCCTTTCGCAATAGCCTTATTCGCATCATCATAACGCTTAATGGCTCTTTTGCACCATTCCGCATATTCTACATTATCTCCACTCGGTACGGTTATATCCTCACCCCATACAGCTCCTGGTGAACATATTGCTTTCTTATAAGCGTTGACTACGTCAAGATATTTGACAACAGCATCATATTGATCTGCCGTAATACCTTTGCCTGGTTCCCTTTCATTCAAGAGCACCAGCCTGCCCAAATTGGTGGCGGACCGCGGGTCTCTGGCCTGTTCAAGGCTTAAACCCGTTAATCTTGCCCTGACTTCAAGAGATGTATTATCCGGTGGGTTTTTCGCTCTCGATGGCTGCCCATTGGGCTGTCGGCTAATTCCCTTAAGCTTTGGCCGCCCTCGTCTTCTCTTCGTACGTAATTTCCTCGCTTTTGAGCGCGCTTTTGTTATACTTCCTTTTCCCATTCAAACCACCTTAAAATGGTATCTCATCACTAAAAGGGCTCTGTGCTGATGTGTGCTGCGTTGCCCGGTTAGCACCCATCGCCTGATGTCCGCCTGCTGTGTTTGAACTGCTGTGTCCCTGAGTTTCTAAAAGGACAATATTGCCACCAAAGGACTTTAAAATCACTTCGGTTTTATAATGGTCATTCCCACTTTGATCTTGCCATTTACGGGTTTGTAATTGCCCTTCAACGTAAATCTTGTGGCCTTTTTTGAGATAGTGTTCCGCAAGCTTCACCAAACGTTCGTCGAAGATCACAACATTGTGCCATTCAACACGCTCGCGCTTTTCCCCTGTCTTGCGGTCTTTCCAGACTTCAGAGGTGGCAAGAGTGAGATTAGCAACTCTGTCCCCTGAATTGAGGCTACTGATTTTGGGATCAGCTCCAAGGTTCCCCAGTAAAATCACTTTATTGACACCGCTTGCCATGATGATCATCCTCTCTGCTCGTTAATTGAAATGGCTCTACACATACTAAACACTCGCAATTAAGGGCGCTGTCCCATGACAGGGTTAATTGCTCACAATGACTGTCATTCTTGATAATCCCACTGCCCTGTAAGAGGTCATTAATGGGCTTGACCAAGTTATCGATATCTCTGCACCGTTTATCGGGACGTTTGACAGCAACGGACAGGCTATATTCCCTCAGCCCCTGCCTATGGCTGTCCTTAATCCTGTAGCCGGCCTCTGTCATCCATGCTTTGTACCGGGCTGTTTTATGCCGCCCGCGTTTGTTCCCTCCATTGGCATACATGGCATTGACAGAAGGGGGAAAAGGAAGTTCAAGTCTGATCATCAAACAGCTCCTTGCCTTGCTGTTTGTGAGTGTTCAACTCCCCTAAATATAAAAACTTAAAACAAAGGCCATAGAGAGCTATTTTTAACCTCGATATAGTTCCGTTCATTTTTACCATGAAAAGCTCGCCAGTGGGCTTTAAAATAGGAAATAGAGTATAAAACAGGGCATAGATGTGCGTCATTCTCACCCCATAACCTTCATCTGCTTCAGTTGATGGCTTAAAAGCTGAAACTTTTCCTCCGATATGCGAGGGGCAACCGCTTGTTGTTCGGGCGCCCTCAATATCCTCTCGATGCTGGTGATCTTAGAGACCATCTGTTCTCCCAAATTTTTGCAGTAAGCGGCCAATTCCGGCGCAGTAGGAGCATAAGTCTTATGAAGATCATCAACCTCTCCCTTCAAAATCTGGGTCACGGCGTATCTGAAAATCACTGAAGGCACCCCTGTCAAAGCTAGTAAATAAGCTCCTGAAGCCTGTCTGCTATCAACGTCTCTTGGCAACCGCATGCCTCCAAAAAGCACCTGCAATAATTCCTTGAATTCAGTGCCTGTTGCTTCAGAACCAAGCGCTCTGCGTGCTTGTGCTAAATCGGCTCGTATAGCCATCATCTGCGCAACTGTTGGCTTCTTCCCAAAACGGAATTTCCGGGGAAAACCAGGCTCCAGAAGGCTGTTGAGGTGAGTCCAGATGGAATTTATCGATGAGATACTGCATGTGCTCTCCGATTTCTTCAGACTTAGATTTTGGTCGATTGTTGTGACTGCTTCCATAGCTTTTCTCCGAAATTTGTGCCGGTTGATCTGCCCACCGTTCCTGGTTCAAAAAGGTAGTGGGATTGAGCCATTGCCTGTCTGGCGGCTTCGACATGACGTAGCGATTAAGCCCTTCCATGATCACCGATAACTCCCCCTTGCTCCGCGCTTTGAGGAAGGAGGTCAAAGCCTTGGGCTTGCCAACTTTGTGTGGGTAAGAGGGCCAAAAGGTCTCGTGAAATTCGCGTTCAAGCTGTCGCTTACGCTCTTCAGCTGTATCCTTGACTGCTATCGCTTTGGCTGATGAAGGGGTAATAGGCTCTGGAACAATCTGCTCCTCCCCTATCACTGCGAAAATATCAGCAGCTGTAACTTCTTTCTTCTTTTTGGGTATACTTCTTTCTTGAAATTCTTCTCTTTCTTTTTGGTTACTTTTTCTTTCTCTTCTTGCCGTTCAGCTAAGTTGAGAAAAAAGTGAGAATTTCCTGAGTTTTTTCCTAGAAAAATATCAGAATTTTCTAGAAATATTTCATTATTACTCAATGAGTTAGATAGATCAGCTTGTTCTGCATTGTTCTTCTGTTTTTGATTTTGCTTATCCTCAGTGAAAAAATTTTGCTTAAGCAAACCTTTTTTTCCCTTATTTTACAAAGACTTGCACGACCCCCTTTCTCACCAGATTCTCTTCTTTTTCTCGAAAGATTCTCCTCTTTTTCCATTTTTTTCGAATAAATCACGCCATTTTTCTTGCGTGAAAGCACGCCGGCATTTTCTAATTCGGATAAAGCTAAATTAACCTCATCAACGGTCGCACCAGACAACATGGCAAGCTTCTCTGACTTCACCGCAACTCCGTTGATGACCATGCTGCCCCGTGGTGTTGCTTCATGCATGATAGAAAGCATTTCTATCCATAGCCCTCTAGCAGTAAGGCCACACGTCCTTAGTCCCGGATCAGACCTCCAATCCGCAGGATAAAATTTTATCCATGAATTCGCTGCCATAATTGAATACCCCCTTAAAACCCTACAGGGCCCAATTTGTGCCCTTTATTAAATCTGTATTGCTATTTTCGTGTGATAAGATACGAGTGCATTAAAACAGAGTGACGCTCACTCATCTTTTGCCTCTCTTTTCAGTTCCGGTGCTATGATAAGTGCGCAAGAACGCGCGCAAGCCATCAAGAAACGCGCGATAGAAATTCTCTTCCTCCCCCATAAGGAGAGTGTCTGCGATTTTGATGAGGCTTTCGATTTCTCGCACTTCTTTTCGGCCATAATAAATTCCTGTATATTCTTCAATCTGACGCAATTCGCGAGGCTTTAAAGAAATGCGTTCATCCTGGTACCAAACATCGCTTGTACGACTATAAGTCCAACCAAGACGCCGCGAAGCATAGCGAATACGCTCACTAATCAAACCGCCCGCACTACGCGGAGCGACGTATTTTTTCAAAATTTCAGACGCAAAAACTAACTCAGACATTTCGGAATTCTCCGAAGGATTTTTGGACATTTACGAAAACTCTCCCGCTATATTGGAACTCATGAAAGGAGTTGAAAAAAGAAAAGAGAGTGATGAATTTGGGTTTGAGCCAATTGGCCGTATCGCATTTCGTGTTTTGGACGGTCTCATGGCTAAAAAAGAAGAGGGGCTGGTTACACAAGGAGTCAAAAAAACCAGCCCCACCCCTACGCTTTATTGAGATTAACGAAGAACGGGAACCCACTCTTGGTAATAAACCTGAGCACTGTTGCAGATCTCAGCATCGCCAAAGATACGCACACTACCGGCAACATGCGCTCTGTTGCAGATTTGTGCCTCGCCAAAGACGCGCGCCTTACCGAAGATGCGTGCATTGTCGTGAACCCGTGCATTACCATAGACTTTAGCATCGTCGCCGACCCATGCATCGCCGTAAACCCGCGCATTGTCGTGAACCCGTGCATTACCATAGACTTTAACATCGTCGCCGACCCATGCATCGCCGTAAACCTGCGCATTGTCTATAACCCACGCATTACCGTAGACTTTAGCATTGCCGCTGATTTCAGCATTGCCTAAAACCTCGGCATTACCGCAGACTTTAGCATCGTCGCTGATTTCAGCATTGCCGCGAACTTCGACATTACCGTAGACTTTAGCATCGCCGTAAACCTGCGCATCGTCATAAACAACTGTATCACCATAGACCTTAGCCTTGCCGCGAACCTGAGCGTTTATAAAAACCTGCGCATTGCCGAAAATTTGCGCATTATCATGGATACGGGCATCGTCATAAACGTGAGCATTGCCGCCAATCCAACAATCGCCTTTATGAGACAGGTTCTTTTCGCTTTCAATGAAGCCGCCTAAGTCACCGGCTTTAACATCGCCAAAGTCACGTAGAGCACGAATTCTGTGAAGCGTTATCCCACAGCTCGTTTTTACGTTTTCTTTTGTAAGTTCATACTTCTCTGTCATAGACTCTCCCTGGCTGTTGATGCTGTTGTTTCAAAGTTTTCGTGCTGAATGGCATCATATCCGCTTCAGAGGAGCTTGGGTATAAATGAGCATACCAATCAACGGGACGAACAACACCACCTGTTGCCTCTTCAATTTTCAAAACAACCTCAGGTTCAGGAAAACGCAAGCCGCGCAAATAACGATTAACCGTACTTTGTGATACACCAACTTGCTGCCCAAATTTGGCCTGAGACAGTTTATTCTGTTCGAGATATGATTTCAATTTTTCCATATCACATAAATACCATAAAGGACTATTTTAATCAACAAAGAAAATACCTATATGGATTTTGTGAAAAAGGCCGTCTTGGTATAGTATTCAGAATATGAACATAATTAGAAAATTGCGAAAAGAGTTGGGGCTCACACAAGTGCAATTGGCTGAAAAGGTCGGTACCACACAGCCTCAAATCAAACGCCTTGAACTATCTGAACGAAAACTAACCAAAGAGTGGGCGGAAAAGTTAGCATTACACCTCGGCGTTAAACCATCTGACCTTCTCTTTCCGAACGAAGGAAGAGCATCCCATTCTATCGGAATGATACCGGTAATAGGGAGAGTCGCGGCTAGCGCATGGATGTCAGTAGAAGATATGGATTTTGGATTTGACGATATAGAGTATGTTCCTTGCACTACGGAATATCCAATTCATTTTCAATTCGCTTTAAAGGTCGACGGCAATTGCCTCAATAAAATTGCCCGTAACGGAGATCAGTTAATCTGTTTGGATGTAATAAAATCTGGCGTTAACGTAGAACCTAATGATCTTGTAATAGTTGAGCGTAGCCGGTTTAATGGTCAAATGGTTGAACGTACAGCTAAGCGTATACGCCAAACTACTAACGGATTTGAATTATGGCCTGAAAGTACCGAGCCAAACCATCAGGAACCTATCAAAGTGAACGGCGTAGCTGATGGAGAAGAAATCCGCATAATCGGCAAGGTTCTGTGGATTTTAAGAAAACCCTAAAAACAAAAGAGTTGCGTTTGGATAAAAGCCTTTTTTACAGAATTCTGTTTTTTCTGTGAAATAAATCACATTTCAATAACAGTCCGTCTAACGCGGCCAATCACTCTTATGACGCCCTTAAGTTTTGGCGCCGGTATGTTTTTATATGAAGCAAATTGCCATGGAGGCGTTTCACTTAGGAGATAGCGCTTATAAGTTGCTTTACCTGTTTCATCTGCAATGACATAATAGGCGCTTGAGACCAGGTCTTGATCAAGCATATTCACGAAGATTATTGAATCAGGCGGACTGATCTTATTCATGGAAAGGCCATCAACACGCAATGCTATCCATTGACCTTCTGGGAGATTATACGCTGTAACGGTAGGAAAGTCAGAGAAATCTGTTACGCCTTCCTGGTCAGTCATTTCGCCGGCACTGACCCAAGATACGAGCGGTACTTCTCTTTGCCCTAATTTATCGACATCCGCCCAAGGTGTAAGCAACGCGCTATCTTGGTCTGATTTGAAAGCGTCACCTTCTTCGTTGCCTGTTCCATCTATCAGCCAAGCAACATTCGTTTTTAAGACAGGGGCGAGAGCAGCAAGTGTTTTTGTCTCAACTCCTTTATTTATGTCGCCTCTTTTTACTTTTATGCGCATGCTACGAATTGTAGAATTCGAAAGACCAGCTTCTATTGCAGAACGGCTTTCTGTAAGCCCTACAGCCCTCAGTCTTTTATCAATGCGTCCCAAAATTTTATCGAGCATATGTCCCCTTATACTGCTTTTAGAAAATTTTTATATAGATTTGAATACTCATTTTGTATCGACATTAACTATATCGAATGAAGAAGCAATTGAAACGTAGAGAATACTGAGATTCTGCACTGAATGTTATAATGCCCGAATCGATTCGCAATAAGCAATAATATAAAAATGATAAAAAAACCATTTTAGCATAAAATGACTTGATCATAATAATCCTTTACGGTATATATTCCTCATCACAACACATCACGAAGAAGCGAAAGCCGATCTGGTGTGAGTCAAAATTACTTACAGAAAAGGGTGGGGAAATGAGATTTTTAAAGAGACTCATTACGCGGTATCGTCCTCATAAGAGGACATCTTCTACTTATCATGACAGGGCAAATCTGCCAATAAAGCTTACCTTTATTGATTATCCAGCCGGTCCCAGAGGCTATATTCGGGTTTGGAAAAGAGGTAACGAGAAAGTTGACTCAAAGCTGGTGACGAAATGTACCAATTAATCTTCACTCTTAACGGAGAAAAGCTCGAAGATATCCCCGTAGCCGTATCTTTTGAGGATATAGACAATCTACAACAAATTATTAAGGAATTGCCCGAGCTATTGGCCGATGATCAGTTTTATCACATCGATCATTTTAGCTTAAGAGATATACTGAAGCTCAAGACAACCAGCTACACAGAAGACGTCGCGTGGCTATGGATTTTAGAGGAAAATTCACGAGGTCGTTATATCGGTGAGAATAGTGTAGTTCCAAAATTTGTCGAAGATTCAGATGTTTGGAGAGAATATCTGGAAGAAGGCAAAGACTACGATATTGAGTCACGCTTCTTATAGTTTAAGCGGGAAAGCTTTGAAGGACTCTCGCCCTTAAGACTTCCCGTTTTATTCCCCCTTCATATAGAGCCTCAAACACTACATCTAGCGCATGCTTTTGTAGAAGGCACTCTATTGGCTAAATTTATAGAAAAAGAAAGACAATGCAACAACAATTCGAATTTATAAAAGAGTCTCCTGAAGGCTTACAATTGGAATTTACGGGCCAAATCAAAAAAGTAGGCAAAGCAATACTTCATGAAGTCCGTTTCGTGGGCGGGTGGACACCGTATTATAAAGGCGAGGTATGGGTCTTTGGTGACTCTGAGACCGGTGATGAGCCTGATCTTACGGAAGTAAAATACGGAGTTATACGTAACTACATCGAAGTGCTTGGAAGCGTATTTTATAGAATTATTGCCTTACGTAAGTTTAGTTTAAAAAGTCCTCGCAACTCAAGGAATTTGGGACAATATCATTACGTTGATATCGGTAATATAGGCGGGCAGATTCAAGGCGAATGGAATCTAAGTCAACAAGGTAATTGTTGGATAGGCTACGATGCGACTGTCTGTGAAAATGTGCATATCGGCGGCAATATTTGGATTCACGGAAGTAAGTGTATCAGCAACACGACACGGCGCTATAAAAAGCTTTCTAGCCAGCTAACCCAATAAATATCCTGCATTAAGGCAAGATATGGATTTTACCGAGAATACGGCTCATGGCGAGGCACCCCTCTCCTTCCCCGTGACTCTTCATTGAAAATACAGAACACAGCAATTTATCACGAAAATTTAAAAGGGAGAGCAATAATGAATATCCAACGCGCTGTCCGTGAACGGGCGCATACTCTAACTTTAATTGCCGGCCCGTCTGGTTCAGGAAAGACGTATAGCGCCCTATTATATGCCCGTGGTTTGGCGGGACCAAACGGGAAAATAGGCCTGATTGACACCGAAAATAAACGCTCGTGCTTTTATGCAGATGTCTCAGGTGGTTTTGATGTCATTGACCTTGACCCGCCCTTTACAGCTGAGCGCTATATACAAGCTATTAAAGAATTTGAAGAGGCCGGGTATAAAGCGATCATTATTGATAGCATTTCTGATGAATGGGAAGGTCCAGGCGGCGTTCTTGAACAAGCAAAAAACGCCGAAATGAAAACAAAGAAACCAGGATTGCACTGCTGGATAAAGCCAAAGGAGGAGCATAAAAAGCTTATCCGTGAACTTGTACAAACCAACGCACATTTAATCTTTTGTTGTCGGGTAAAAGATGACCTCAAGCAAGTAACGGTTGAAGGAAGAAGAGAAATTGTCAAGGAAGGTTACGCCCCTATCCAAGACAAATCCTTCCCCTATGAAATGACAATATCAATGATGCTATCGGAAGGCACTCATTTTCCAGAAATAAAAAAATGTCCAGGTGATATTCGTCATGCATTTCCAGATAATAAGCCAATTGACATTAGCTCTGGTACGGCAGTGCTTGAATGGAGTAATATGGGCGTTGCCATTGACGAAGAGCAGGAACTGTTAAAGCGAAACGGAATGATAGCTGCCTCAAACGGCACGAAGGCTTTGCTTGAATGGTGGAATAGTCTCGACAAAGAGACCAAGCATAAATTCTCCCATCTCAAAGACACACTTAAGGGCATTGCCGAAGGTTATGATCAAATTGGACAAATCCCTGATCATGAGGATTTACAGGATACCACCACTATAACAGACGCACAGCAGACAGAAATTAAGAATCTATTGTCGGCATTAGGTCGTGATGAAGAATCTTTCCTCAAATATGCACGTGTCCCTTCATTAGGCTTTTTAACAGAGACGCAAGCATTAGAGCTCTTAGCTCATCTTAAAGATATGCTTCATGAGCAAGTCTCTGGCTCTCGTGAGGTATAATATGGAACAACGTACAACTGAATGGTTTAAAGCCCGCTTGGGCAAAATTACGGCTAGTGGTGTTAGTAAGCTGTTTTCGGGCAAAGCGACTTACGAGGGATATATTTTTGAGAAATTATCTGAACGCCTCACTGGTGAATTGAAAGAACATAAAGTCACAGCTTCCATGCAGTGGGGCATAGATCATGAACAAGATGCTCTTGATGCTTACGCATTTGCAACGGGGCATAAGGTGCAAAAGACCTTTTTTATCAACCACCCTGAAATTGAAATGGCTGGGGCAAGCCCTGATGGTCTCGTCGGTGATGAAGGCCTGGTTGAAGTCAAGTGCCCTGAAAGCAAAACCCACATAGGCTTCTTGGTGACGGGTGAACCTAAGGAAGAATATATGAGACAAATGATATTTCAGATGGCCTGTACAGGCCGACAATGGTGCGACTTCATGTCCTATGATCCACGCTTTCCCACCAAATTTCGCATGAGAGTGAAGCGCTTTTTCCGTGATGATAGCGCTATTAAAAAAGTTGAAGAAAAAGTCATAAAGGCCCTGGAAGAAATTGATCAAATGGAAGAACAGCTCTGTTCCGGGGGGAATTAAATCATGGCTATGAGAAAAGCTGTCATAACAGAACCAGAAATTAACCGTGTCATACGTTCAGCCAAAAAAAACGGGGTGGATACCGTAGAGGTAAGAACTCAAGGCTGCTCCATTTTAATGCATCTCAAAGATCCACCACCGCCTATCATGCAAGAAAAACACCAGGACGCATCTTTAGAAGATTTTGTCAAATTGAAACTCTAATATTACAGAAAAGTTTAATCAAATGCCGAAGAGAAGGCCACCACATCTTGTGAAAGAAGTCACAAGATACGGGAAGATTTTATGGTATGTCCGTGTCGGACACGGCCCCCGTATACGTCTCAAAGCGGTGTATGGAACACAGGAATTCGTTGATCAATATAATGAGGCCATTCAGCAGCTAAAGAGTGATGAGCCGATACTGCGCAAGAAAGATTCTATAAAGAGTGGCTCTCTCAAAGAGCTCATCTATAATTACTATCAAAGCGTTAGCTGGAATAAATTATCGAAAGGAACTCGCCGCCTGAGAGAATCAATCTACCGTAACATCATCGCTAAAAATAGTGATATTCCTTATCTGACAATTACCAGGAAGACGCTGCAACACGCCGTAAATGAACAGCTGGGTACACCGGGGGCTGCAAAGAGTTTTATGGGAGCCATGAGCAGTTTATTCAAATGGGCCCTCGACATGGATTATGTTACGGTGGACCCGACGATTGGCGTTAAAAGACCTGTATTACAAAATAAAGAGGGATTTATAGCATGGACGGAAAAAGACATAGAGGTCTACTACGCATATTGGGCTGAGCACAGCAAAGAACGTGTATGGCTCGACGTTTTACTTTACACGGGCTTGCGTCGTGGTGATGCGGTTCGTATCGGTTGGCGAGATGTTCAAGATGATATCTTATCTCTAACAACGGAAAAGAGCGGCTTTAAAACAGAGGTCCACCTGCCGATTTTGCCAGTGCTCAAAGACAGTTTAAAGCGCGGCAAAACAGGTTCCGATACCTTTATATGCGGTAAAAAAGGGAATTCTCTAACAAAAGAGAGCTTCGGACTTTTATTCCGTATAGCCTGTCGTAAAGCTGGGATTAAAAAATCTTCTCATGGGGTTCGAAAAATAGCCGCCACACGTGCCGCAAATGCGGGTGCAACACTGGCACAAATAAAAGCGTTGTTTGGTTGGATAGATGATGCCATGGCGTCGCATTACACAAAGACAGCAGATAGAAGGAGACTCGCTATTGAGGCAATTAAAAAACTCGAAAAAGGTACGGGATAG